TGGGCGGCACTGTATACTTATTTTCGGGGACTGTATACTTAAAAAGCCCGACAACCCAATCCCATATGCCTTTGATAGCCTTGACGTCATCAATGACGCCCTCGACTGTTTTTTTGGCTCCTTCGAGTTCCATGCGTCCTTCGTGGAGCATGTTGCATCCTGCTTTGATAAAGCCAACAGCTGCTTGGGCTGCCATGAGAAGAGAGAATGGGTCCACACCTTAGTAGCCCCACCAGATAAAGACTGCACCGCCACTACCATTAGCAGCTTGTTGAGCCCCGTTTTGTTGGCCACCTCGGTCAGATTGACAAGTACCTCCGCCGCCGCCTCCACCACCATAAGCATATCCGCCTGTAGCTGGGCCACCACCCGGTCCAGCAGCACCCGCCGCAGAACTACCAGCAGTAACAATTGTCCCAGCGCCTACAGATGTATTGATGTTATAGCCGTAACCACCATTACCACCTGTCTGCGTGCTATCCCCAGCAGTTCCGCCAGCGCTAGAAGAGATGTAAGCAGAACCTGCAGATGTGCCTCCGCCGCTACCGCCAGAAGCATTAGGAGATACAGCACCGCCACCGCCGCCTGTTGCAACGGCTACATTCGTGCCGTTTACTGTTATGGTTGTTGTAGTACCCGCCCCGCCATCGCTACCAGATGAATAGATACCATCGCGGGATGCACCTGCCCCACCTGCTGCCCCTATGGAGAAGTAAATGGTTTGTCCGGGCGTTACAGAAACAGTTGTATATGCGTTACCGCCATCGCCACCGCCACCGCCGCCAGTGAAGAATCCAGAGAAAGACGAACGACCTGAACCGCCACCGCCACCTGCTCCACCGCCTATCGCAAGAACTTTAATTGTCGCGCCAGATGTAGCCGGTAATGTGTAGGAAGACCCGCTAGTAATTACACCGCTATTGGCTGCAATCACGTAGGACTTACCGCTTAAATCAGAAAAGGCTACAGAAGACCCAGCCGTTTGCCTGCCAGCAACAAAACGAACATTAACATCGTTTAAAGAAATTGTGGCTGTAGAACTAACCAATATCTCAGTGTTAACTTGAGATAAAGATAACGAGCTCCCCGGTGTGACTGGTAAGGTCATGGTGTTCCGTATCCAGTGATGTTGGCCTTGGCAATGATGTTGCCACTGGAGTCAATCGAGAAAACAACTACGCTGTTATAGGCAAAATTCAACTTTGTACCAGACTGGGTAACAGTCCAAGCTGTAGCTGCTGTTGCACTAGTAGTCAGGCTGCCCGCAGATAAACCCACAGCTGTTCCTGTGACGTTAGTCATAACCCCCGAAGCAGGAGTTCCAAGTGCAGGAGTAACAAGCGTAGGAGAAGTTATTGTGGGGCTAGTAGCGAGAACTACTCCTCCCGTTCCTGTTGCAGCTGTTGAAGAGCCTGTACCGCCCGAAGCTACAGCGATGGGGGTGTTAAACGTGTTGACGCCTGTAAAGGTATTGTCCAAACCCAACTGCGGGAACGAATTCATACCTGCGGCAGTTACACGCAACTCAATCTTGTCGGCAGCGGCATAGGCTCTAGCAGTTGTGCTTTCTTGGGCACGAACTACAGTTAAAACGTCAGTAGTTCTAGCAGTAACTTTTACAATCTCTAAATTGTTGCTTGAGTCTGTTAGCGTAGCGTAGAAGTAGTTACCGCCAGTAATAGCAGGGAACTGTGCGCCAGCGCCTGTAGTAACAGTAATTGTTGTGCTTGAAGTCGTGATCGACGACGCCAATGCCGCCGAAGCGTTGTTAGTAAAAAGTAGTCCTGCCATAGTCTGTTTCCTTTGGGTAGATTATGCCTGTGGCGTATCTGCGGGTAAAGGCGTGTTGCCTTCTTCCAGCCACTTTAAATAGGCTTGGTAGTCTGTGTTAGCGGGGTCAAATGGGATAAATGCAGTGTCAGATATGCGAATAACAACATCTGAAACAGTATTGGGGAAGATAGGTGCTTGTAATTTATACATAATCATAACTCCGCAGAAGCAGTCCAGTTAAAAGTAAATCTACCAGCACTAGTGCCGTTTGAAGAAGTGGAAACAACACTATTCATTCCAGCGGAGGCAAACCCTAATGCTTGACCACTTGTTGCTAATATTCCCGGACTTATTCTTGTGCAAGTTCCCGAACCATTTGCCTCGTCCCAAGCAGCAAGTGTTGGGGTTGCTCTTTTGGTAACTTTAAATGGAACATGACCATCAAGGTAAGCAGTAGTTAATCCACCAGCACTTCCTGACGATGACCACTCAGAGTAAGTTGTTGAAGCAGTTCCGGGTGCTACATCAGTGTTGTAAGATTTTTCATAATACCGTTGACACAAAGCCAACTCAGTACCATAAGGTCTGTAATCAAACGATGTTGCGGTACTGCCTTTTTCTAGTTGTACGCCTGTGATGGTCAATGTGCCGCTAGTTAAAGCCCCCGTTCCGATTTGCACGGAAAGGCCGTTCGTTGCGCCAGAGGGTACAGAAACTAAAACGGATACGCGTGTTGGAGTGCTTGAAATTGTTAAACCTGTATAACCAAAAGTTGTGGCAGAAGTCCAGTTGTCTGACGCAGATGGGTAACCAAACTGGACACCAAGAGATGTAAGTGTGGACGAGCTTACAGTAAAACTCAAAATGGCGGTTTGACCTGCCAAATCCCAAATGTTGGCTGCTTCAATTCTTTGAAAAATTCCAACTTGGCTATTACTTGCTGCGCCCGTAATTTGCATTGCATATTGGTAAGTGGAACCAGCTACACGCTGAAAAGAAGCTGCCGCCCCTCCAGAAATAGTAGCCCATCTATCTACTGTATAAACTCCTGTAGACGCTGTCGATACTGCCGCGCCTGCGTTCCTTTGGTCAATCGCCATTTGGCCGTTTATGAGCCGATTTTTAAACCCTGTGTACTGGGCGTATGTACCCAGCAGACCTTGGTCAACTTGCGTTAAAGCCATGTTTGTTCCTTATGAGGTGTATGTACCAGTTGAGGTAAATTTAACAATGGTGTTAGCGCCAGATGTTGTTACTGTTGGTGAGCCTGTAACCGTACCTGTGTAGATTCCAGTAGGGATAGACAAAATAACTACGCCAGAACCGCCATTTCCACCATAGTTTCCGCTGTTGACGCCACCGCCACCACCAGAACCAGTATTTGCATCGCCCGCAGTTGCCCCCGCATATCCACCACCTGTACCCGGACTGCCACCGTATCCAGCACCACCGCCGCCATAACTTTGGCTAGAGCCTGTTATTGAACTAGTAATTGCCGCGCCACCGTTTGTGCCTCCGTTACCAGCCGCACCAGCACCAGAACCAGCATAAGGAGCGCCGGGATTACCACCACCAGAATACAACGCATTGCTTGCGCCGACACCTAGACTAGCAACCCCGTATCCACCTGTCGCAGTAACCGTTGAAATGCCTGTACCTGATATGGTTGTATTGCCACCTGCACTTGAAGTACTACTTACACTTGATCCACCGCCAGCGCCGATAGTGGCTGTATAAACTACGCCTGCACTTAAATTCAAAGTGCCAGAACTTGACACACCCGCAGCACCGCCACCACCAAATTGAGGTTGTCCTGTTTCACCCGCTCCACCTGAGCCTCCGCCAATCGCAAAATAACTTACGGTAAACGTAGGTGCTGTGCTTGTATACACCCAAGTAGTGCCGTTATAAAACTCAATAGCTTTAGCCGATGTGTTGTAGCCCATTAAACCAGCAACAGGTGACGCGGGTCGTGTACTCCAAGATGTAAGTACTGTCCCACCCAAAGAACCAGAAGCCGCGATGTTTACTGCGTTTGTCATTTATGCGCTCCTTACCATATATCCAAAGAACGTAGAACCGCTCTGAACTGTAGGTGATGCCGTACTAGCGTATACAACAACATCAAAATAATCGGATGTTCCATTTGCATAAAGTAAATTTGTGGCTGAAACTGTTGAACCCCCTCCAACAGCAGTATTAACTAAATTACCCGCTGGTGCTTGATTAGAACCATTTTTTCTAATAGCAGTAACATACTGTCCAGAACCTGCTGGATTGTTGTAACAACTAGCAAAAAACAAATAATATCCAGCCACATTTGGCGCAAATGTATATGCTGGAGCAGATATACCATTAAGCGTAACAGTGCTTCCTGTATTATTAAAACAACCGCCAGTATCAAAAGTTTCAGCAGTCCATTGAATTTGTGTATAAGCATTCTGGGTTATGCTTTGGTCTGCCGCCCTATTTGCACTAAACGCGGGCCCGTTACCCGCCACACCTGTAGCCAACTTAGCCTGAGTCACATTTGCATCTGCAATCTTGGAGGTGGTCACAGACGCATCAGTTAAATAAGTAGAGTTAACCGCACCAGCCGTAGCAGGAATAGCATTCAACACCGAACTTACATAGAAACTCTCTGTGCGGATTAGGTCGCCTGTTGTTGCGCCTGTAGCCAAGACTACTGTTGTGCCTGTTGTGGCTGTGAAGTCGGCAGTACCAAGCATCACGCCGTTACGATAAACGTCAATGTAGCCAACAGTATATGAAGGCACACTGAATGATGTCTGCCCCGATGTTGCTGTGAACTCGGTTACTGTTCTGTAGGCTGTAGTCGTTACTCCGCTGGCTGGGATGCCAAGGTATCTGACGCTGATGTTTGAAGTACCGCTTGGAGGCGCGGCAGAGAAAGTCAGGGTTGTGCCTGATACAGAATAGGTTGATGGGTCTTGGAGTACGCCCGTTACAGCAACAATTATTGAAGACGTATTGGCAGGAGCCACCGTCATGGTGAACGCTGTTTGTGAGCCTGTCCCGCTGAACGTGTCAGTCAGGAATGCTGCTGAGATTGGGGCGTTGCCTATGTAACTCATGCTGTGTATGTCCCAGAGGCTGTAAATGTATGTACCCAGTATGTCGTGGCTCCAGATGTGTATGAAGTCACAGACCCACCAGAACCCTTTTGAGTTGCGTTTGCGTAACGAATAATAACTATGCCAGAACCACCAGCGCCTGATGTACCGGCGCTATATCCACCACCGCCTCCTCCGCCGCCTGTGTTTGCCGTACCACCATTACTGCTAGTTCCATTAGTGCCACCACCACCGCCGCCAGTACCACCGCTAGAATTATTTCCGTTGCGAGAACCGCCACCTCCGCCACCACCATAAGTTGTAGCAGAGTTGTTTATAGATGAAGACACCCCATTACCGCCATTACCGCCAGTAGAGGTGTTAGGACTATTTCCGCCAACGGCTCCAGCACCGCCTCCACCACCTCCGGGATATGTACCACCATTAGAACCGCCACCGCCAGCGTAACCTTGACCAGTTGTGCCAGTACCACCAGTTGAATCGGAATAACCGCCACCACCTCCTGAGCCACCATTGCTATTTGATGTAACTCCATTATGTGTACCAGCACCGCCGCCAGTAGAAACAATTAAAGAACCAATAGATGAGTTTGCACCGGGTGAACCTTGCGTTGGATACGGCGCACCAGCACCACCTGCGCCTACAGTTATTGCGTAATTTGTTCCGGCTGTAAGAGTAATCTGAGGTTCTGCGGAAGCGCCTCCACCAGAAGTTCCAGCGGATGTTCTAAATCCACCTGCACCACCACCGCCACTGGGGTTTCCGCCGCCACCGCCGCCAGCAACTACTAAAAAGTCAGAAGAATATTGTGCGCCCGCGTTAATTAAATTCCAAGCAGTACCACTCCAAAACTCCATAACACCTAGCGTGGTGTTATATCCTATCTGCCCAGTAGTGGGGGAGGCGGGTCTACCGGCAGTACTCCAAGAAGCAAGAATATTCCCGCTTGACGGTGAAGTTAACGGATTTGTTAACCCGTTTGTGCCTATGGTGCTAATAGCCATATTAAGCCTTTGTTATTTCTTTCCAAGACGTAGTGGCTTCGTCCCACTCGTAGCGCTTGTCGTCTGTTGGCATCGGTGTCGGTGCGCCCCATAGACAAGTCTCGTCGTTCAATACCCAACTTGCAAATGGCTTTGGTGGGATGAATGCGTCTTTTGTGCGGTCGTATGAATAGCCAATACCAGCGTAGTTCTTACGCAGTGGAGTGCCGCCATTAGCATGAACACCACCGTGTGTGTTATACGAAGTTTGAATCCACTCACCGGGACTTGAGTCCACAAATGTTTCAAAGAACTCAGGTTCAGCAACGATAACTTGTGTAACGATGCCGTCTACTACTTTTGCAAAATGTGACATGTGTTTTTCCTTTATGCTGTGTAAGTGCCAGAAGATGTGAATGTGTGGTAGGTGTACCCGCCAGCAGTTGTTATGGTTCCTCCAGAACCTCTGGTTGCGCCAAGATAGGCAACAATAACAATTCCAGAGCCACCAGCGCCACCGTTGTACGCAGTAGCGCCGCCGTTAGCAGAACCGCCGCCACCGCCACCGCCACGGTTTGTAGTACCAGCAGTACCAGCAGAACCTAATGCACCGCCAGCACCTCCACCACCTGTACCACCAGCGCCACCGTCAGAACCGCCGCCGCCACCAGCATAAGCAACACCATTTATCCAAGTTGAGCCTGCACCGCCAGCGCCACCAGTAATACCGCTATTGGGGTTACCAACAGCAGATGCTCCACCGCCACCGCCACCGCCATTACCCGGATAACCACCACCAGCACCGCCAGCGTTACCTTGACCAGACGTTCCAGAGCCAACTGATTGTGAAGTTGCTAAGTTCCCTACTCCACCACCAGAGCCACCACTGTTGGCGGCTTTGTTATATGCAGAGCCACCACCGCCGCCCGTTGCTGTTGTTGAACCAAAAACGGAATCACCACCATTACCTCCGTTTGTACTTGTTGTGCCAATACCAGCAGTTCCAGCGGCTCCAACAGTAACTGTATATGTAGAACCAGTGGTAACAGAAGTTGAGTTAGTTACATAACCACCAGCACCTCCTCCACCACCTTTACCCGATGCTGGTTCACCCCCACCGCCACCACCGCCACCCGCTACCGCTAAAAAGGTTACGGTGTAAGAAGTAGAACTAGCGGCAGAAACGCTTTGCCAAGTTGAGCCGTTATACAACTCCAAAGAAGAAAGCGTGGTGTTGTACCTACTTGCCCCAGCCGCAGGACTTGCTGGTCTTTGTGCAGTAGTACCCGAAGGCAAATTCATAGCAGACGTACCAGCCCCACCATACACATCCAAAGCCGTAGACCCAACAGTACCCTGACCCGGTGCAATCACCTGTGTTATTGGGCTTGTGTAGTAAACATAAATGTTGTTAGTCCCGCTCAGTGGAGCAGAAGTGAACGTGATGGTGCTACCGCTGGCTGTGTAGGCTGAACTGGGGTTCTGGGCTACGTTATCAATAACCACTTGCACTTGCGCCACAGACGCAACTGGGCGAGACAGCGTGAATGCCGTAGTTGACCCGTTACCGCTGAAGTAATCAACGGCTGGCGTGAAAGCCTGAGTGGTTGCGGAGTTGCCTATGTAACTCATGTTATTTGCAGTACAGAGAGAATAAAGTCAGCAGATGTTGCAGCACTAGCCACTACAACAAAAGCATCACCAGTGTTTAACACCAACTTGCCATCTGATCCAAACAAGGCTAATGATCCGCCCACAGGCACCGTAGCGCCTTTAACAAGGTAGTAGTTGGCAGAAGATACTGTTAGATATACATCTACAGTAATAGGGCTTGTAGTTGTATTGGAGGCTGTTAGTCCAATAACCGTAGTTTGTGTTGATGCGCCAGCAGTAACCATTGTTACTGGAGATGTACCGACTGCTCGGTTGATATAGCGTGTGAATGTATTTGCCATGTCTTATCCTAAAGCGATTGCCATTGCAACTGCCGTACCAGCAGGATCAACCTGCAAATTAGTCTGTGCTGTAGCAACCGTTGTTCCACCTGTACCGCCGTTAGCAAGAGGCAGAGTGCCTGTAACACCAGTAGTAAGCGGAAGGCCAGTGACGTTAGTCATTGTTCCAGAAGCAGGCGTACCTAACGCCCCTCCCGCCTGATACTTGTCTGTGTTTAAGTTGCTAAAGTTTGTATCGACCTCCGTGTTGGTCAGCGGAGACCCTTTAACCGAACGAAGAACGATGGTTGACATTAGCTAATCCTTAGCTGACAGTGATTGTCCAAGTGATGCTCATTGCATCGTTTGCGCCCTTGTTGACAACTGAGAATACTGTGCGGCAAAGCATTGTGCCTGCGCTAGACGCGTTGAATACGCCTGCTTCAGTAACAGCGCCTGTACCTGTACCAGCTGGGAAGCTTGCTACATATGTAACTACGTTGGTTGAGCTTGTACCACTTGTCAGCGTTACGCGCGAGCCAGAAATGGCAGTCTGTAATGCAGTATCGCCAACAGCAGCTGCTGTAGTTCCAGTGCCAAGTTCCATCCAACCCATAACGGTGGCAGATGCGCCAACCATACGAGAAGCAATGAATGTCTTGCCTGAAGTGACAACTAGGTTTTTAATTTCGCGGGAGTCCTTCACGGCTCCGTCTGCACCGATGATGTCAATCTTGACGTTACCAGTAATTTTGATGCTATCGTTTACCATGAACTACTCCTGTTTAGAAAGTGTATAAAGCGCCCACATAATCTTCTAGAAAATATGTTGGGTCAGCATAATTTTGAATTAAGATGACCCCTGCTTCAGTGAAAGAAAAAGAATCTGCTTTAGCAAGCGCTGGGTTCAGCTGGATAGCATCGCTTTGTCCAAATGAATCTGCAAACGCCGTACTAAAACTTATAGCTGGATTATCCACTAAAGTTGCGCTGTCAGTGTATGCGCCAGAGAACGAAATAGCAAGGCTATCTACCTCTGATATAGAGTCGGCTTGCGACTGGGAGACAGAAAATACTGTGCCGTCTGCAAAAGATACGCTATCAGAATAAGCTGGGGAAGTTGCAACTACCGTTCCGTCGCTAATCGTGACTATGTTATTGGTGTAGTCGTCAAACTGGAAAGCGATTCCGTCGCCTACGTCTGCTAGGTCATTTAGCCCAAAAGCATCGCTCAAAGCCTTACTTACTAAATTAGTAGTAGTGTCGCTCGTAGTAAATGCATCTGAATAGGCCGGGCTAACAAGAAGCGATTTGGAGTCTGCAAGGCTGACTGTCTCATCAAAATTACGGATAAAGATCAGAACTGTTACTACGCTATCAAGAATAGTTGTCGAATCCGACAATCCTTTATCTGTACTGAAAACTTGAGAGTCTGTCAGTGAGAATGCATCTGGATCAGCTATTTTGCTTGTGTTTAAGGCTGCCAAATCAGCAACGCTAAAGATGTCAGTAATGTATTTGAACCGGCCGGTTGTATCTAAATAAGCGCTTGTAGCCAAAAGAATGTAAGCTACATCAGCTACAGGGTAAACCCTAGTAAGCCCTACTATTGGAATGACCGTGGAGATTCCTGCCCGCAGTTTTACTGGGGCAACCGACGCAGCTGTGCTATTGCCGGTTATTTGTGCGGCCATTAGAAATCACTCCGCACCTTGAACTTTAGTAGGTCATACACGGTTTGAATTTGGCCATCAGCAAAAGTAATTTGGATTTCGCCTTCGTAGTCCCCTGCATCCCCGCTAAGCATTGAAGGTGCAGAAGCAGGATAGAACGCAACGACACCGTTAGGTCCATCGGTCACAGTTCCGGTCACAGTGGCTTGCAAGGTTGTAGAACCTGCAGCTCGGAACTTCAACAAAACTGTAGCACCAGTAAGGGCTACAACAGCACCAGTGGTATCGTCTGTAATTGTGCAAACCAGCGCGGGGCGCGTGTCGTGCTGAACAAGTTTAATTTTGTCGGTCATACAAACCTCTGGAATTCGATGTTCACTGCTGTACGGGTTAACCCTTTGTACACTCGTGTGCGTACTTCACCGATCGCATCATAAAACCTCTTGGTATATTCCATAGAAGTCTTGGCGTCGTAGTAAGGTTGATTAGGTGTATTGTACAAACGTGCGCGTGCGCCGTAAGAAATATATTCTAAAAAGCGCTCAAACATCTCTTCATCAACTGTAGTAGATGCCCTTTTCGGGGCAATTGCGGCTTTTACGTTTAGCTTGTTTGCTTCTGTTACTGTTGGTATTGTTACTAAACGAATCTCGCCTGCCCTCGTACGAAAATAGTAATAAGGGTTTCCGCTTAGGTTTTCCCAGTTTGATGTGCGGTAAATCTGGTTAAGTTCTTCTTGCGCCTTTGGGATCAATAATTGATCCCCGTAGTACGCCTGCATGATTTCTACAACTTTGTAGTTGTTATCGTTTGAATCTAGGTCGTACAACCCAATCCCCTTGATTCCAGTGATTGGGTCAAGTTTTTCTTGTAGGTAGTGTGTCTTCTCGCAAAACTCAATGCACGCATTTCGAATAGCCTGCACCGCCACGATCTCGGGCGCGTCGTGCACATATGGCATAACTTCCGGCAAAAAGACTTCGTATGAAACTGCGGTCATGCTGAGGTACTTCCACGGGCTGCGGGGTTAGGCGGGTTGAGCGCTTGCGATGGGTCGTTAGAGATTTCAGACTGTGTCTTGCCTTGAACCGCAGCAACGAATGTAGCCATATAGCTCTGGGACAACTGAACGCCGGGGGCGTATTCAGCATCTTTACTACAAGCACGATACATGATGTAGTCCACTAAAGCAGACTGGAACACATCAAAAATTGGAATGGCTTGCGATTCAGCAGTCAAGTCTGTTGGCTGCGCAGAGTAATTGATTTCAATCTTCTGCGTGCCTGTATTTGGTGGGTACACGTAAAACGCCAACTGGTCTTGGTTGGTATACATGTAGTTGCGAACTTCTGCTGTAGCAGTAGCCGTGTGCCAGTTCGGGTTGAAGTTATCCAATACCTCACGAGAAATAATACGGATAGCACGCCCGGGTGTTGACCCAGTAGTCCCCATATTTCTGTAGATATTGAGCAACAACCATCCGTCGTCTGGGATGTATTGTCTAGTACCAGACTGCAAAGAAATTACAGAGGTAGTCGATGAAGCGCTTGGCTGAATAAGTACGATTTGGCGCATTCCATCGTTGAGCCAAGATAGCAATTCGGCTCGCGTCCAACGGATGTTGGTCAAGTCGATTAGCTGAATCGTTGCTTTATCAATAATGGTTTTCGCGGTTACCGTACCCATGCAACTTCTTTCAAGTAATAGGGGCCGAAGCCCCTATTTGATTAGGCCGAGATCATGGCGTACCAGTTCAAGCCATCAGCAGTTACATAACGAGCGCATTTAGAAACGGCTTGTGAGTAAGATGCATTGGCTGAACCGCCATTGATAGTGCCGCCAACAGGTGGGAACACGATCAAAGCGTTGGTAGCTTGGCCATTCATTACCAGAATGTCAGCAGCGCTTGAGTTGTTAGGCAAAATTGCTGCGCCAGTAGAGGCAACGGTAGAGAAGACAGTGATATCAGCGGTGATTGCAGTAGCAGTTGCTTGTGTAGTAGCGTTGGCTGTTTGACCAGTCAAAACGTCACCAATAATCAACTGCTGAGTTGCTTCACCCCAGATACCTTGTCCGACAACTTTATATTCTTGAGACATGATAAATCCTATGTGTAATGGTTTAAAGAGATGGGGCCGAAGCCCCACCTGCACTATTAACCTGCAGCGACCAACAATGCCAAGCCTTTAGGCTGAGCAACTTGGCTACCGTACACGTTCAAACCACGGACCAAAGTACCGAAGTCGTTAGGGTTTTGCAAGCTCTCAACTTTAGCGATTTGCGAAGCGAAAGTGATTGCAGACTTGTGGCCAGCGATAACAGCGTGACGCTTGACAGCGTTAGAAGATGTAGCGTCAGTACCGGTATTTGGGTTCATCCAAGTCTTACCAGCTGCACCACGTGGTACCAAGTTAGATACATACACAGTGAAGCGGTCGATCATGCCGATCTTACCGTTACGCAAAACGCTAGATGCGTCACCCATGAACTGGGCTTGAGCCAAGTTCGATTGCATCAAGATTTGACGCTCTGTTGGGGTGATGATCAACCAACGATCTGTTTCAGGCACGTTGGCTTCGTCCAACACGCTAGACAAGGCAGTAATGCTTTGCAGAATGTTAGCAGCAGTCAATGTGATTGCGGCTGTATCAACACCGAGGTTGAAAGAACCAGAGATTGCGCCAGCGGTAGCGCCTTGGTTGTTTGAGTCGCCTTGGTTGAAGTTGGTATACAACACGTCTTTGTCGATGTTGATCTTCATTTGCATTGCGGCGTCATTGGTGAACATGTCCATCAATTTAGGCTTTGCTTGGAGTTCCAACACGTTGTTGACGTTCACGCCGAAATACTTACCCTTGTTGATAACCAAAGAAATGGTTGAAGGGGCAGGAACTTCATAAGCCAAGTTTTGACCGATGGAGTAGCTGTTGATAGTGATCGAAGGGATCGTGTTGATAATGACGGTATCACCCATTCCGGTGATGTCGCCTTGCCAGTCGGTGTTAGCGATTTCGCCGAACACTGTGGCTGCATAGAATTTCTGAGCCAATTTACCAGACCAGAGGGCTGGAATGAATGAACCAGAATACGCGGTGCCTGAATAGGCTACCTGACCGCCGGGGGTGTTAAAGCCACCGGAGTTAATGGGATACGCTGCTGCTGCGGTAATTGTAGACATGATGGTCCTCTTTGTTTAAAAACGGTTTGGTTACCGCCATGTCTGGGAACGCTGCTTAGTAGCGAATACGTCCTTCCGTCGTGGCGGCGTGAATATCTTTTTCAATCTGCACCGCTTCTGCCTCATCGATGAACCCGCGTCTCCATTCGGTGTAAAACGAATCTATATCCTGTTGGCTATAAACACGTTTGTCTACGTTTGGATTCGTAGGAGCTGGCGATGTACGCGAGCGGGTCGGTGCTACTTGACTTTGAAGATTAGGTCTTGCTGGCTGATTTTGTGCAGGCGCAATAGACTTCTTGTACTGATTAAAGATGGTAGCCGTGCGTGTGGCATCCAGTGCTTCATACGCGTTTGTTAACGCATACTGGCGTGGCATACCATAAACAGGGTCTACTTCTGCTAACCAATTCAAGAAACCTTGGTCTACATTGAGGACTTGCCAATCTGGTACTGCGTTTGTCAGAGAAGTCTCATAGCGATCTTTATCAGACACTACTTGACGATCTGAAACATTACCTAGCTTACCCTTCAATTCATCAATCTCTGCGCGTAGCTGGGCTTCTAGTTGGCGGTTGCCCGCTAATTTTTGCTCAGTTGCTCGCTCGATTAGATCAATCAGATCAGAACCAAATGCTTCTTTGTCTTGTTCAGTGATAAGAGTTTTTCCCGGGGCCGGATCAGCTTGAACTGGTTGTGCTTTGGCTACTGCGTTTTCTGCAATAAGCTGTTTGATTTGGTCATTCAGCTCACGCGTTTGCGCGTATAGACGGGGCACTTCAGCATCAAACTTACCTTTCAGTGAGTGGTAGCGTTGCTCCCACGTTTCTTCAGGTACCGCTGGCTTCGGTTCTATCTCTTGCGAGATCGGTTGCGGTTGTGGTTCGGGTGTAGGTTGAGGGTCTGTGACTATCGGTTCCCCAGTGTCTGGATTTACAGGTTGGGTTCCATTCATCTGCGCAACAAGTGCGTCAGCGTCTTCAACTTGCTGTTGAACAGCACGTGGCAATGCCATATCTCTATCTCCTTCGCTCCGACTACGCTAGGCAGCTCCAGTTACGGTCTGCTACCACATCGCTTACGGTCAGCTACTACGTTTAAATTTTGATTGTCTGCTCCGACTTTACGGTCTGCGGACTATCTGCGAAGTTTAGTTAACAAAGTACTACCTGTGTCAACAAGGTCAAGGAGGTCCTTCACCTGCAATGCTCGGCCCTGAAGCCGACACATTTCATCTTTATCTTTTGACTCACTTAGGCGCTGAAGCGTATCTGCGTGAATCAGTTGCAAGTATTCTACCAGTGGTTGAAACTCTTGCGATTTCAATAGTGTAAGGCAACGAGCAACACGCTCGTCAACTCGCACCATTTATTTGCACAATCCGTCGGTCTTAGCAACTTCAACTGTGTACTCAGAACCGCCACGCTTGCCTAAATTGATGATGTTGCCATCATTGCCGCCTGCACCTTGTGATGCTGGGCCTTTAGACATGCCATCGGTCTTGGCTGATTCTTGCTTGTACTCAGCGCTGCGCTTTTCCATTGGGTTTACTGCTTTCATGGATTTACTCCGTTAGGTTAGATGCGATTATGTACAACATTCTACAGTTGTCAAGAGCCAACTCCACTCATCGGAGCGAAATTGTTGGTTACAGGTGCGCCATTTTCTAATGTTGCACCGGGTCGCGCGTTAGGTGGTGTGCCACCCGCAGCTGCTTGTCCGCCTTGCTGAGCCATCTCCAACTGCTGTTGTTGCATGGCCGCTTGCTGTTGTTGCTGCGCCATACGAGCCTTAATAATCTCGATGGGCGGCACGATGTTGTCTGGATTCAAGTCTAGTGTCTTAGCAGACTGACGCAATAGTTCTGCAATACCTTCTACCCCAACAATTTGTGCAGTCATCGGGTTAGACAAAGCAATTTGCAAGAACTGAGTCTGGCGCATCTGAGCTTGTTCTTTAACTAATAACGAAACGGCTCCGCGAGCAACAATGTTGACATCGCCCTTCAAATCTGGGTCATCTCCGTAGCGCATGTTGTAAAAATACAACCGTTCAATAGCTAAGCGAATCACATTCTCATCAATAGACGCAATAACTTGCTTGATGGCTTTGCCAGCGTTAGACATGAGCATACTCATACCTGAGGCTGTACGGCCTGCGCCGCCTGCAGCGCTATCGCCCGTCATATATCGGGGTATACCCGTATATTCATCGGCTAATACAGAGAATTTTTCATACACAGCCATCAACTCTTGGGAGAGCGAGCTAGGCTGGAAGAACTGCATAGGAGCTGCACCACCAGCCATTGGGTCACTTGTGACTTGCCAGACTTTCCAAGGATACATCTGTGTGATGTTCTCGCCCTGTGGTAAACGATCGATGTTGTAGACCACCTGCGGACCCGAGGCGATCGACATGTTATTTACCAGCGCACGCGCGGCAGCGTTACAGATATCTTGGGCATCCCTAGCGAGATCAGCAACAGAGTTACCCCAATATGCTCCCGGAACTTCTTCATATGACGCCTTGTAGTAAGGTTTACGACCCAGTGGATCGGGATTTAGCACAGCCTTGATAACCCAATGCCCAATAACCCATGCTTCAATCGCATAGTCCATTAGAGGATCAGGTATTTCGTCTTCTGTCATGCCCCAGTCGCGTAGCAACTGGCCTTGTACATTGCCCCAGTACTGTAGAGCATCAATCAATGCCGATGGGTTTTGCTGCACACCCATTGTTGACTTGCCTTCAGCCGAAGCCTTGTTCATGTCAACGTAAATCCAATCGCGCAGTCCGCCCTTGCCGTACTCCTCGAGCACCATGCGAATCGCGCCGTCGCTGTAACCCTCAACGCCCATCAGGGCTTGCAAGTCGCTACGTTGTAGCTTATGTCTCTCAATCAATGAGCCATCGTTGACGTCATTTGCATCTGCAGCAGGATAAATATTAAACGGATCAACACGTTCCCACTCGAGGCACAACTGATCTTGGATGTCGATCTGGTACTGGCCGTCTTGCGTTGGTATCCACTTCATTTTAGGGCGCTTGCGAACAACTGGCCCCTTAATAAATGCTGATGGGAATGTAGTAATGTCGTCTAGAAAATCACTAAACGCTTTGCTCCAGCCGCCTTCTTGCAGCTGGTCAGTCATCTTGACTTCCATGCGTTCTGCAGTGCGGGTCGCCATGTCTTTTAGATGAGACATCGCCATATCTTTCATCTCTAGCAAACGCTCGCGCACTTGCTGATCTGTAGGCGGTTGGCCTGCTGCGTATAACTGCTCAACTTCTTGCTGAGCTTGCTGCATGATGCTCTCGATCTGATTTGGAGGAATATCAGGAATCGCACCGGGCTTAATTGTCCAAGGCTTCTCATCAGAAGAAGTCACCAGCGTGTCGCGCAACCAGCTCGATGCTGCACGGCATTTGTTCGATGTCAACATCATATAGATGGTGGAACTGCCCTGCTCCCGAAGCTGAGCAAGCTTATCGGGGTCGTACTCTCCGCGTCGCGCGCGAACAGACTTCAACATTTTGATCTCGGATGTCTGCTGCTTCGCCATCATTGATGACATCCAAGTTTTACGAATATATCCAGCTAGGGCTTGGACAACAGGCTGTGAGTTCTGTTGCTGCGCGGCTGTGCGCTGCTCATCTTGCAACGCTTTCAATGATTTAATGGTGACCATACCACCCGTGGTAACAGTACCCGGGGCGTTCGAATTAGTAATGTTCAAACCTAATTGCATATGTGCGTCACTTCGTATATGGGTAGTATATGGGGGCCGAGTCTACTTTTAAGTCCACACGTAGTCAACTCGTTTCACTTCGACGGCCTTACGGGTCCACGCATCACCTGTGACGTTTCCATCAGCGTGCAGACACGCGTATTGATGGGCATCTGCAATGTGTGAATGGGAATTTTTCTCGGGTTTGTCGTCCGCTTCCCCATTTTGTCGTATTTTATACCTATATCCGCCACGAAGTGCAGCAATTAAATGTGTGCAGCTTGGATCGATCAAATGACCGGGTTTGCCATCTACCGTACGTGTTAACAACTTGTCGACTGCATTAACACGTGCTACAACACTGTTGGACTTAGCAGAAATGACCCGAAACCCTTCGGCTCTAAGAATGTCAAACACGCTTCGCTCGTCAGTTTGTGCTCTTTGCTGTCCTGCAGGGTCGCCCACAATCAAGACATTCATCCCCGGAAAACGGTTAGCCAGTAGAGGTTTAAGTTTCTCACGACAGAAACGTAGCGTACCCATACCCTCTGAGACCAAGTCAGCGAAGGTGAGGAATCTTCCTTGGGCATCAATCTGATTGATTGAACATGCAGGCGTGAGTCCAAAGTCCATGCCGATGATGAGTGGGTGTGTTTGTAGCTTGATGTGGTTAAGGGTTTGTTTGGAGACGTGTGTATCTCGATCAAAAGCTCGGAATACAGGCTGCCCTGATAACGATTTACCAAATTTTCCGTGGACGTAGACATCGATCCAATCCTCCGATTTGCCTTCACACAGGTTCTCATAGTAACCGTCTGGCAAGTATTGCACCCAGTCCGCCTCTTGGGATAAACCCGAAGGCTGGATCGTTACGTGCATGTTATCTGTCGGGTCGGCCAGCATGGTCTCCCAAAACGTATCAGCGTCTGGCGGGTTAGTCGCGCCCCACACCTTATGAACTTGCTTGCCTTCATCATCGCAAGCACCGACACCGTTCATCGTTTTGTCTGGATAGCGTCCCAAACGGCCCGTAAGCGCGTTGTAAATATCTGGGTTAATCTCTCTAAACTCATCCATGACACCAAAAGTAAGCTGCAAAGAAAGCAAGCGACGAACGTCATTAGCGTCATCAAGACCACGAAAAAGTATTTCGCATTCAACGTCATCAAACTTAAGAATAAATTTTGAGTTAGTTTTTTCAAGGATACCTGCCTCTTGATCTGGGAACCATTTTAAAAAGTCAGGTATGGTCGTATCCCATAGCATCTGACGCGTATTACGAATTACAGCACATCGACTACGCCGTATGCCGTCCGGACTGGCTTTCACTTTCGCCGCCTCGTACCCGATCTTAATAAGCGACGCTGTTGTCTTTGTCGAGCCCACGGGGCCCACAATAAAGTTAGCAAACTTAGTTGATGTTAAAAATGGGACCACCGAGACGGGTGGTGTGTAGACTAGGTTAGCCATCTATGGTGATCGGCGTTGGGGCCGTCGCTTGTGGTATGTTGATCGTGATACTAAATTTCGGAGCTGACTGCACGTTTGTATCCACAGCCTTTTTGTCAGGCTTTAAGCCAGCTACGTCTACAAGAGAATTAAACACACTGAGTTTCTGCAGTATCGAGCTGTCGTGGCTTATGGCTTGCTTGAACATCTGGGTCATCATCTCCTCGGCCATGAGTCCGGCCTTGAGGCGGAAAGTCATCCCGTTACGGTCAAACTCCGCTTTCTGGTTCTGAACTGCATGTATGAAAGGCGGCCACTGTTTGAGCCGCTCCCACTTCTGATCCGTAAACCCAAATCTTGCCGCTATATGGTCGGGGTCTTCCAACCCGGCTGCACACTCCCAGACTAGCTGGGGTGGCACATCTAACGTGACGTGAGCTTCCGGTGCGCTTGGCGATAGCGCAAACTCAGAATGTTCTGCGTAATGACTGATGTCATCGGTCATTTCTTCTCGACCAACTTGTTGGTATAGACCGTCAAGACTTTGCGGATGATCTCCGAAATGGTCAAGCCAGAGCGATGCGCCTCTTGGCGTAAAGCTTCTATAACGGCGTCGGGTAAGAAAAAGTTGTACCGTTTCATCACAGCTTCTCCGCAGTGTCGTGCGCTTTTAAAAGACTTTGCAAACGCTCAATCTCACGGTCACGTTCTTCCAGTTTGCGCATCAAACTTTCGTTCATGTCGGCCCAAATCAACACTTGCGTCATCCGTTCTTTATGATCAGCTCGCATCATCTCGAACAGTTTTTCGCTAGCGTCGATTTGTTTTTGAATGTAGCCAATCACTTCTTCATACCTTTTAAGGTTTCAGCCAGTCGAGCACGTTGACCAACTTTGCCGCCCTTGGCTTCAGCAGCCTTGAGTTTTTTAGCTGGAATCTTTTCGCCTTTTGGTACGCCCAAGTCTTTGTGTAATTGGCCGGGCTTTTTGATAGCGCCAGCAATCCAATTTTTAGTAGCCATTATTTCTTCCTCGCAGTTTTAGCTGACTTGATGAAGTCTTGTTTGGTGGGGGCACCCTTGGTGCCCACTTTTCGCATCTTCTCGCCTGAGCCTTCGGCTATTCGCTTTTGCTTGGCGTGAATGTTGGCATAAAGTCCGGGCTTCGTAGCCATTACTTTTTCTCTTTTTTGACTTCGCTTTTAGCGTAAGCCATTGGGCTCATCTTGCCTGACTTGAGCTTTTCAGCAACCTTCATTTTGCCTTTGGTAGATTCACCTTCGCTTTTTTCGCCTGCAACGTATTGCTTTGGTGTGATCTTGCTGGACTTTACAGCCTTAGCTTCTTTGGTTTCTTCCTTCATAGATTCTTTCCCAGCAAAAAGTTTTTTCAAATTGGTTGCCATGATGGGCTCCGTTGAGTTAATGACGTGTGTATGTTAACGCCAATTTAAGGTGTGTCAAGTGCAGTAACGGGTAAGAAGCTCGCCTGCCATTTCGTTGAACCTTGGTTTGAAAATCGGAAAACAACCAAATCCTCCATCCCCATTGCGCCGATTTAACAACTGCACAAACGTAGTATATCAACACAAAATTTAAAACTAAAGTGTTGTCTTGCAGAAGTAATAAAGGTTGTCTAGCATGTCGTTACAGCCCCAAAGCTGTATCCCTTTTAACCTTGGAGAACCTATGTACAAAATCACCATTGACCTCAGCGCTTGGGGTACCGAAGACGAAGTAATGACTATCGAGACCTTTGATTTCGACAAGATTGAAATCATCAAAGAATTTATCGACTTCCAAAAAGACCACGGCTGGGCTGTGGACTATGACGTCGTAACCGAAGAAGAAGCCGAAGACGAAGAGTACGAAGACGAAGACGGCGATTATTTCTATGATGCAGAGAATGACGCATGGTATCAATACGATGCAGAAACTGACGAGTGGTTTGAAGTCGATCCAGAAGAAGAAGACGAAACTGTCGGAGAAGACGCTGGAAATACATACATTTTCAACATTACTCAAGCTCCAGAAGAAAAATAATCGGGTTTAGATTCCGTATTTCACGGGGCTTCGGCCCCGTTTTTCTTGGCTTTTTTGGCGGCTTTCTTTTGATAATGGTCAGTATAATGAACAATTCTGTGGCAATTTGCGCATAATACGATACATTTTTTTATTTCTTCGTAGGCTTTTTTGTAGTTGCGCATACGGGCAAATTCGTGCACTCCGCCTTCTTTGTCGTCTTTGTTTGTATGGTGAAAGTCCATAGCCGCTGGGTGGCTAAACCCGCACTGGGTACAACTTAGCGTTGCTTTAAAGGCCCGCCATTCTGCATTTTGTTGCTTTCTCTTTTTCTTGGTTCTTGCTTTTACAGCTTCTTTGTTTTTTTCATAATAGGTTGCAGACCCTTTTGCAGATGCGGCTTTACGTTTGTCTGGGTCTTTGTAGGGCATATATGATCTATTAATGTGTCATTAAGTGGCTTAACGGTCTATATATGATCCATTAAAGTTTCATGCGCCAATACAACGCGCCTTTAGCTGCCCACGGAATAGTTGGGTCAAACATTTTAAATCCACAAGATATTAGGGAGTTGGCTGACGCTGGGTTGTCGTTGGTGTCCGTTACAAGCCAATTCATATGTTTTTCTTTAGCCAACTTAATACGGGCCCTAATAAATCGTTTCTGCAGTCCTTGTCCACGATGACTAGATAGCACACCTGCGCGGCACAGATACATGCAATTACTCCAGCGCTGAGAAGGAACGACACCAGCAAAACCAACTGGTACACCACTTTCAGAGTAGGCAATCCACCAGTAACCCACCATCGTTGAAAAAGGTTTGTCATAGGGTAAACACTGTTTTTGGAGTCGAGTTAATTCCAGCTGCGCGTCTAGGCAACCTAAATTTGCTCTCTGGATTTTATACGCCATGCCCGCATTATCGCTGGGTTTGTTTAGGTTTAATGACTAAATCATAGAGCTGTATGGGAGCACGTGTGGCGAATGTATGTATATTCCTAAAAAATTGACCTTGTTATGTGCGCCATACGTAAACAGGCGCGGGGCCCGTCTTGTCCGTGTCCCTCCCCCCACCCCCTGCCGCCCGAACCTACCCTGCCACCTAATAGTGAGACTGGTCGATTAGTTAAAACCTACTTGCCCACCTCATAGTGAGAATCATCGCATTCTCAGCGTCACGCCTTATGGCAACGATTGTTCATTGTGTCCGTATATCGCATTGCATGGGTAACTCTATCGCATTCATGTATGGGTCGCATGGTGTTCTTTTCGTGATCGTATCGATTTTTAACAATTTATTTTCGGGTGTCGGTATTACTTTGTAATACTATGGGCCTAACTTTTTCTCGCTTTGGGTGAAGCAAGCGAGCGGTAAACCCTACCGCATGGCCTAACTCATGTAATCGTGACATGGTCTAAACACGCTCGGCAAAGTGTGGCGGTGGGTTTTTAAGTAGGTATTGCATGGTGCAGTATTTACTTTGAAACCTAACTCAAGGGGATTTTTATGTCTAATGCTATCGCATTGTTTAACGGTGAGCAGTCTGTCGTCATGTCTACCAAGACTGGCAAAACTGGTTCTTTTGCTAAGGCTATCGCTTTTGCAGATCGTCAGTCACGCTTGAATCTCTCAAGCATGATCTATGTAAACCAGTTGTCAAATGGCACATACCGCCCTATCGTCAATGACATCTTGTCATCGTCTTTGTTACCGAAAGCCGTGGGTGAAGTCGCTCAAGCGTTCATTCCTCCAACTGGTCCAGTGCCTAAGGCTAATCTCATGCAACTGTGTGAGTATGTCGAAAAGTCTGTGCAAGTTAAGCGCATGAAAGCAGAGCAAGCAGGTAAGTCTTTTGTCCTCAAAGGTCAGAATGCATTCTTGTATGGCTTGGTCGAGCGTATCGCTGAGTCTGCTAAGTCTGAGACAGTTGATGCCTAAGGTTCACACCTTGCCACGGGGCGTATCAATCGCCCCAATGCCACCACTTCGTGACGGCGAAAACAATCGGAAGGTTCAAGGGGGCTTGCCCCCTGAGCCGAACCGAACACCATATAAGCGTTGGGCAACCGTGTCCAAACGCGACAAGCGCATCACCCAAGATCGCCGCGACACACATAAACCTAGTGCGTGTGTATACATACATCTGCCACACCTTTGAATTTGTTGTGTCCAAAAGTAGCAAATTCATCAGCAAATTCAAGAATGTCGATTTCATGCGGGTTGCCAAGGGGTAATTTGTGAATTTGTGAATTTGTTATATATATTAAGGGTCAGAAAGATATAGAGAGTGTATGTATTGGATACATGCGCAGAGGTGTGTATAACATACACACAATCACATAATCGCGTAACCCGCCTGACCCTCTGGAAAACACCGCAAATTCACAAATTCTCTCGCAACCCGCATGCCTATTGGGTTTGAATTTGTTGGTCAATTTTCAACTCAGCAAAAACTGTATGCAAATACAGTATCGATATACACACAATCGCCACACCTACTTCTGCCATAGGCAGAAGTGTACCACAAGGTTTGATGTATGTATACACACATCTGCCACACCTATATAGACACTCGTCTATTTCACCCGTGTATTTACATACACACATCTGCCACACCAACCAAAGGAAACGCTCATGTCTTTAATGTATCTAGTCATTCCACGCACAACCGATAACCCATTGGACTTCATGGACGATGAGGAATTCGTATGCGAATACACACCAAACACCGATGAGACCACCGAATCATTGGACGATGCCATCAACGCAACCTATAAGGAAATCTGGTCATGAAATCTATACACCTTGTGCTAACCACAGCCATATCATGCGCGTCATTCGCTTTTGGACTCCACTTCGATGGATATCTTAGAGATATCTGTTTCTTCTACTCTGGGTGCACAGCCACGATCGTAGGCATGTTTATATATGCTGACTGGGAAACCTCGTAAACGCGCGCACCTATCATGGAAGACTATCACTTGCCCATATGCACACACTGTTACGCAGTCCGTGTCGAACCACACAGGGCAAAGACTCTACGCCCTACATGTATGGATTGTGGAGAAATCCTAGCCAAACAACGCAAGCACACCATCGTGCCCATGCCAAAAAGTAATTACATAGTAGTAACTGACAAATCATTACTGCTCGGACTCAACTCATCACACAAAGGTGGATCACTATGAAATGGAATATCAGGGTAGTCAACTGCCCATCTGAGAATGGCGGAGAGGACTGGCTCGAGTTCAAGGAAGTCTTTTACAACGATAAACGCGAACTTCTAGCCTACTCCGATGTTTGTATTGGTAGCGAGTTAGTCAACGACTTGCACGGAATCCTTAAATGGATGAAAGAAGCACTGGACAACCCTGTGCTACATGAAAACCAATTTGGAGATAAACCATGAAAGTAGCAGTCTATTTTGAATGCCCAACAGGTGCACACATGGTTGCACAGTTTGATGAAGAAGCAACCTACATGGCATGCCTGCCCGCACTCGAAGCACTAGCCAGTCAAAGAGGGTATGTCGTGACCGAGAGTCTAGATTTTGAAGACCCCAATCAAATCGAGATTGACAACCTACAAGCCGAACTGAACTTCTTCTACGAAGGAAGGCGATAGTATGAATCAACGAGCACACAAGCGTAGGGCTTATTCAGTCAAGCAACACTGCGAAGAGTTCAAAGGATCATACGAGCGTGGATACACCGACAAGCGATGCAAGTCATACGAGATCGGATGCTACACCTGTGACATGTGGCGGTTCTTTGACGAGCGTGGACGCTTTCCCTATAACTTTGAAGAGCAGTTTGCCTTCATGGACTCCATCAACCCAGACCGAAAGGTGACTTATGTTAACCAAGAAGCAACTTGAGAAGGCTGGGTTCACCATCCTAGGCAAAAGCGGGTGGATACGCATCGACCCAGAACTACTGCCCCACGATTGGGATCATCTAGCCCAAACATATGGGTTTGATACTAACTGCAAAGAAGTAATCCTATCCATCGCTGGTTTTAAAGAGGTGCCATATGAAGATAACGATTGAACCCAAGAGCGTATACGGGAATACCCTGTATTACCCCATCTGCGAGCAAGCCAAACTGTTTGCCAAGATAGCAGAGACAACCACGCTCACCTATCACGCAATCCAACTCATCAAACAACTAGGCTATAAAGTCGAAGCCAAACGCACAGTGGAGGAACTATGAAAAACGGAGAATATCTACTTATCTGTGAAGACAAAGTACTAGCGCGTGTAGGTACAGATGCAGAAGATGCAATCCAACGCCTATACAGGTACTACCTCAACAATGCCAAACTCAAACCTGATGTATACCTAGCCCAAATGGTGGCAACACTTGAGTATCCCCCGCCTGAAATCAGAACTCTAGCCCACGAAAGAATGAGATGACCTTACTGCAAGATGAATGCCGTGAGTTAAGCATATGGCTATCCACACGGATAGATTCCCGATGGGTATTTAGGAGACATCATGAAATGGTCAAAACTTAAATACAACGCAAAAGCCAACACACATAGAGCGGGGTGGGCATTTTGGTATCTCATCATTGACGATGCGGATGTCTGCACCATACGCTACATACCTGACTTGGAAGCGGATTACAGATACGAAATCCTACCGAACGGACCCGATGCGTTCGAACTTGGTAACTACAGTTTTAAAACACTCAAGGAAGCCAAAGCCTACGCTACCGCCTATTTTGTAAACCAACGCTTAGAGGAATCACTATGAAACCAACTGACGACTTAACCGAATTCAAAATCATATGGTGCGTGGCTGTGGCACTTGCCACCATCGGTCTAATTTTTGGATTGCTTAACCCGTAGTGGTCATAAAGCATCAGGGCGTCTAGCGTGGGTGATGTGACTGACGCCTTGAGGTATCTAGTTTCCACTACGGGGAGACTGTTTGACTAGTTACTACCTTAACTACCGTGACGAGGGGCACGGCACGAATCAACCAACCCCTCAACCCTCATCAACTTAAAGAAAGACTGAAATGAAATACTCAGACATTAAAACATCTGTATTGGCTAACTTCCAACGAGGTAACCAACTTGTGCCTGCAATCCTCGGTAAGCCCGGGGGAGGTAAGAGTTCACTAGCCCGTGACATTGTGAAGGAACTAGGTATTAACCCTGAGCGGGTTACTGAATTCAATCCATCGTTGCGTGATCCTGTGGACATTATGGGCTTGCCCAAGACTGACGGTGAGTTCTCTCGATGGGTTCCACCCTCAGAGTTCTATCGACTGCGCGATGACGGGACTGACCAACCGTGTGCTCTTATATTAGAGGAGTTCACAGATGCCCCGATACCTATGCAAAATCCGATGTGTAGGGTAGTGCTTGATCGCTATGCCGGTGAGTTGAAGTTGCACCCTAAGTTGCACATCATTGCGACAGGTAATCGTACAGAAGACAAGTCTGGCGCAACCCGTATGACTACCAAACTGGGCAATCGCTTACAACAACTGACCTTCGACGAGAACTTGGACGACTGGTGTAGTTGGGCATTGGACAACGGACTAGCCGTGGAACTCATTCAGTTCCTGCGTTTCAGACCCAACTTGCTATCGGACTTCGACTCCAACCGCTCAATCAATCCAACACCTCGCTCATGGGCGGCGGTCAATGAGGTTGCACCTGAGTTATCTAGCGAGTTGTATTTTGGCAACATCGCAGGTCTGGTAGGCGAGGGCGCGGCGGCTGAGTACACAGGATTCAAACGCATCTTCGAGAACTTGCCTGACATCGATGGCATCTTGATGAACCCCGCCAAAGCCAATGTGCCTGACGATATGCCCGTGTTGTTTGCGTTGACTGGTGCGCTTGCTCATCGTGTTAGCAAAGACAACTTCGATCGTGTATGCGAGTACATCGGCCGTATGCCCCCCGAGTTCCAAGTTATGTGTGTATTGGATTCCAAGAAGATCAAGCCTGAGATCGTGAATACCAAAGCATTCGTAGCATGGGCTGTGAAGAACGCTAGCGTCTTATCTTAACCACTGGAGAACCCTAATGGAATTAACCACCCTTGCATCCAAAGCGATGCTAGTCAAACTGACTGTGCGCCGAGCCAACCTAACCAAGCGAGACACGATAGCCGAGGCTGTGATCCAACAACAGATGGACGATACCTCATTGGTTGTCAACTCTAAATTGTTTAGGGACAAACTCAACCCCATCAACAAAATCATGACTGCCGCGTCAGAGGTCTACACCTATCACAAAACGCACACACTGCCATACATTGACAAAGGTCCACGCATTCTGCCTAACGAACAGTACATGGACTACACCTCAGCGATGCGTCAGCGTATCAACGGGATGGACAACATGATGGCACTGCATATGCCTAAGTACGACACATATGTACAACTTGACATACAACACAGAAGCCTAAGTCCGAACTCCAGAGCCAAGGTAGAAGACTATCCTAGTTCAGAGGAATTCCAAAGCCGTATGGGGTTCGACATGCGATTCACTCCACTACCTGATGCTAAGCACTTCCTTTTCGATATCAGCGACGATGACATGAAAGCATTCAATGAGTCGATGGATTCCGTGGCGCGTAGTGCGAGGACTGAGGTCATCAAGGGTATGTTAGAACCACTGCAACACTTAGTCGAGAAGTTGAACAAACCGATCGGTACTGAGAACTCTATCTTCCGTGACACGGCTGTGGAGAATGTAGTCGAGGGCTTGAAGCGAGCCAAGATGCTCAACATCAATGGCGATAGTGACGTGGACAACATGGCTGATGTGCTGATGGCGTCTATCAAGATGTATGACAACAACAAAGATGTATTGCGTCAGTCGCCAATCGTCAGAGAGCAAGCGGCTAAGAAGTTAGATGAGATCGCCAAGAAAATGGCAATGTTTGGTATGACACCTTAAGGAGGACACATGGCTACCAAGTTAGACAAAGCGAAAGCACAGATTGTGCTAGATCATCCGTTCTTCGCGGCAATCCTGTTGCGTCGTAAGTTGATCGAGACTACTGAGATACCAACACTGGCAGTCGATGCTCGTGGCAATATCTATTACAACGCCAAGTTCGTTGAAGGACTTACTGTCCCTCAGATCGTATGGGGCTTATGTCATGAGGTGGGTCATGTGATCGCACAGCATGCACTTCGACTCGGTTCTCGTAATCCCAAGAAGTGGAACTATGCAGGTGATGCGTGGATCAATGACACACTCGATGACTCTAATGTCGGACAGCGTATACCCAACTGCGTGGACATGAAGGGTAGCAAGGATCAGACTACTGAGCAGATATACGACTCACTGCCTGAAGGTCAAGACGGTCCCGATGGTACGGGTGAAGACATCATCTACGGAGATGGTGTGGGCAAAGATAGCAAGCCCCTTACACCTGATGAGATACGAGAGATCGAGGGTCGTATGAAGGTAGAGATCGCAGAAGCGGCACAGGCTGCCAAGATGCGCGGTAAGTTATCAGGCAAGTTAGCCGAGATTGTGTCCGACTTATTGGAAGTCAAGACTCCTTGGCACGACATCCTCGAGAAGTACATGACCTCATGTGTACAGCAAGGACAGACATGGCGTCGTCGCAATCGTAGGTTCGAGGACTATCTACCATCGACAGATAAGTTGCCACAGATGGGAGAACTTGTTGTGCAAGTCGACGTGTCTGGATCAATCTCTAAGACTGAACTAGCGTATTACAACGGTCACCTATCACGCATCATTGCCCAATGCAGACCAGACAAAGTTCACGTTCTTTATACAGACACAGAGGTACAACGACATGATGAGTTTGAATGCGGTGAAGAAGTTAACCTTGAGTTCTTTAGTGGTGGGGGTACTCATATGCCTGCTGGGTTTGAGTATTGCGCTGAACATGGTATTGACCCTCAGGTATTTGTATGTCTCACAGACGGCTATACAGATTTTGGAGTTGATCAGGGATATCCCATCGTGTGGTGTATCTCCTCAGACATTGAAGCCCCGCACGGTGAGAACATTCACTTCGAGTTAGAGTAATCTTTATAAGGAGAAAGTCATGGGATTTAATTGGCAAGACTATGAAACATTTTGGAAACGCAAACGCAAGAATGCAGACTGCAAACGCTTATTCAGAGACTGCGACCTCATCAAGCAAGAAGATGGATCATTCAATCTCTATTGGGCATACAACATTTGGGAGAGAGACCCAGCAACAGGCAAGGGAAAAAATGTACGAGGTGAGCGTAAGCCACTAGCGCACATCACAACTGATAATGTATTAACTATTCTTTTCAAGCAAGGGGTATGTCAGACCTCTATGAATCGACTAAGTAAAATTATTGGTATGGAGGTGTACTCTGATACATCGCATCATAGAACCAGTACGCACAAAGTTCGTGTGTCTGGCAAATCGTGGAGTGGTAGGAAAGTTATGCCGTGGTGTCCACCGCATGAGTCTTGGACAAAAGCAAACATACCATTCTCTAGTGGCATGCAGTTCCGCATGGACGCCAACGGAGACCCAACCGAGTTAATCACAGTAGAAGAAGATATCAAGTTGTTAGTCAAGAACGAAGCCATTCAGCAAGCCAAAGCAGATACCAAACTTATCCGTGTACTCATTCGTGGCATGGCAAGGCTTGGTGTATTTGATCAACAGATTCAAGACAAACTTGACCGCGTGTGGCACCACAGTGCAAGGAGAGAAATCAATCTAGCAGAGGTTAACTACAAAACCCCACTAGGTAGTGATGCTGAATCAGTATTCTTGATCGGTCTTGAGAAATCAACTGGACCTGATAAAAGCGTATACATCAACGGCTCATGGACTAAACGATCGGAAGAAGAGCGACGCGCTATGCTGATCGACAATGCGCTCGAGAATGGCATGAAGCTGTTACGCCGTTACATCTATGAAACAACCGATGGACTTGAAAGGATAAAAGTATGATCGAATTAGCATCGCCACTAGAGCACGACGACTTCAACAATTTAGAACAGAAGAGCCGAGCCAAACAAGAATCTGTGCGTTGGACTTTGCATCGACAAAAGACTCTAGAGATAGAGATCAATATGCTGACAACCATAGTCTATGACCTACTTATGCGGATAGAAAAACTGGAGGGCAAGAATGTCGACCAAGCCACACATACCTAAAGAACTTATTGAGACACATAGAGACATCAATATACAGCACGATTGGTGGGATTATGTAGAAGAAAGCTTTGAGAAAAGGATGGAGAGTAAAGGAATCTTTGTACATAAAATTTATTTCAATGGATTTTGGTCTCAAGGTGATGGTGCATGTTTTGAAGGAAGAATTGAGGATTGGGGAAAGTACTTACAAAGCATAGGATACGACGACCCTATACTCCACGACCTTGCTGAAGATTACTGGCAAATGAACTGGGTACATAGGGGGCACTACTACCACGAGAGAAGCGTTTGGTTTGACAATGACACACATCTTGATGATGAGTGGAATCCGTATGACCCTGACGACTTAAGACATGACATCTGGAAAGCGAAGATCGACCAGTATCATTTTGGAAACTTAGCCGAAGAAATGAAAGAACATATTCGTGGATACATGAGAGAGTTGTACCGTGAATTACAAGAGGAGTACAACTCCCTGACAAGTGATGAAGCAGTGTGCGAGGGCATCATTGCTAATGATTTATTAACCCTAGAACTGGAGTATTAACATGGCGTATGTAGCAATATCTCAGGCTCTCCTCAGTGAGACCGAACACAACATCTCTCGTATGAAAGACCGCGAGAAAACCCAACTGCCTTCACCCGTAACGGAGATGAAGATTAATCACGATGATCCAATAGCAACAAATATTACATGGGGTGAGTATGCGCACCTTAAAAGTACATTGCCTGAAGATTGGACTCAGTTAGTCGATGCTATTTATGTAAACATTACATACAAGTTCAATGACCAACCACATGACACAAGTTTTGCTATACGAGCAAAAGACAAACAGTTTCTTGTGCCTAACTTTCGTAGCAATGGTTACAACAACGCCAACATCAAGGTGTACGAAGATCATCCGTTTGTTAAACAGTTTGCAACTGAACTAGTCGAAAGCAGACGCACTCATGACGAGATCAATGTCAAGTGGAATGACATCAAAGAGCAAGTGATTAAGTTCTTACGATCTGCTAAGTCATTGAACGAAGCACTCAAACTGTGGCCTGCATTGGCTTTGTATATCAGCGATTCATACATCTCTCGTGTCAACGACAAAGTATCACGTGGTGCAACAGTATCTAAAGCCGCTGAGATTCTTGCTCAGATGCAAACAGATAACATCACTGCCGCCGCAGTAAGCGCAAAACTAGGATAAGACTATGACTGACATAAGAATCAAATCACCTATCACGCAACCAAGCCTACGCCAAGTGGGTGGAGATCACTACAAGAAACTCAAAGTTCAACCGTGGGATGTAGTTGACACGTGGCCTATCGAACAACAGATCGGTTACTACCGTGGCGGGGCTCTCAAGTACATCATGCGTATGGGCAACAAGGACGACGAAGTCCAAGAGGTAGGCAAAGGTCTCCACTACTTAGAGAAGTTGGTAGAGTGCCTCAAACGAAAGGCTGATGACAATGGCAGTCACTAACCCACACCAAGGCATAACGCTTGGGCAAAACACTATTAACACTCAAATCAATCCGTTTTTCCAGTCAATCCCTACAGCAGTCGCACTAAACACTTCCGTTAGGTTTTTGATCGAGAAGGTGGACAACGGATTCATCATGCGCGCTGGCAGAGAAGATGGTGGCGTAGCCAAAACAAAAATATGTACAGACATAAACGAGTTGAGAGATTCGTTCGTGGCTATCCTTGTGGAATATCAACTGGAGAAGTAAATGGCTGACTTACAAACTGAAATTTTTAGAAAGGTTTTACCCAAAATGAAACTAAACGAACTCAAATTTGATGACGACATAAATGCAACTGTTGAGGTTACAGTCGAAGAAGACACCACTAACCAAACTGAAATTATTTGGCGATTTATTAGGGATAACCCCGGTTGTGCTGCACGGGATGTTGCCTCAAATAAAGCAATACCTGACTACAAGAATGTAGCAACTCGTATCAACCAACTGGTAAAGCGTGGCTTAATTAAACAAGACAAGGAAGCGTTCCCAATCAAGAACTATGTGGTGGGCGATGAGTATCCAAAGTGCTCTCAAGAAGACAAACTAAAGAAGATGAGAGCGGCACGCCAAAAGAATCTGGCAAGCCCAAGCAAAACCAAAAAGAAAAATAAAGTTGGTAGACCGCTCAAAGTTATCAAGAAGCCACAAGAAGCAAAGGCAAACATCTTGGACACGATGTCAGTAGTTGAAGCACGCGCTCTGTACGATCAACTCAAGAAGATATTTGGCGGTTAGCAATGACTAAATTATGGGTTGACCCGCCCGAGGGTTGGAAACATGGATTCCCTGCTATCTATGACCCCGAGACAGATGGGCAGATGAGTGAGTGGATTGTCAGAAAAGGCTACCCACTTCTGACAATAAAAGAGTATGGGGAGCAAT